TTATATAGTTTGTATCTGTCATATAAACTATATATATAAATTATCTAGAATTTGGCCGTACAATTTTTGGTGTTTCGTCTTCTAAATCTTCTAATGCTTTTAATAATTCTTCTTCATCTAATTCTTCTTCATCTTCATCTTTTTTCACAACTGTCTTTTTTGGTAATACTTTTAATTTAATCTGTTTTTCAGTCTGTATAAATGTTTTTACATTAAATTCTGTTGCAATTAAAATATCTGTTCTAATAGGTAAATTTACCATTCTTAGGCTAACAATTATATCATTACGATTTGTAAATATAGAATATTCTTGGATAGTATCAGCTCTTCTAGGTGATATTAATATAAAATAATACTTTTCACTATCTGATTTATTTGTAAGTAAGAAAGATTTGTTATTTTCTTTTAATTTTTGATTTGATAATAAAACTATAGGTAATTTATAATATTCACTTAACAATAATATATCTAAGTTGGTTATATAATAATTTTCATCTATAATTGCTGTTTCTAAAGTTAATTGCCCCATTAGTAATTTTTCGGCTATTGTTATTTTTCCCTCTGATTTCCATATTGTTCCTATACGGAAAATATCTGTTTTATAATTATTATATTGGTCTAATAATATCTCTTTTAATTTGTAAACTGACTTAATTTTTATTTTTGGGTCAAAATTTGTTATTATATCTATCATTAATCTAAAATTACATAAAGGTGACATATTATTATATTTTCTAACCTTTATTTCTTTTGTAAACATTTCTCTCCATTTTTGGGTTAATATTTTATCTGGAAGTTTACAATTTATTCTCTCTAGAATATTTTGTTCCTTTTCCTCCTCTCTTTCTTGTTTTGTTTTTTGTTTTACTTCCTCTTCTTCCTCTTGTTCCTCTTGTTCCTCTGCTTGTTCCTCTGCTTGTTCCTCTGCTTGTTCCTCTGCTTGTTCCTCTGCTTGTTTCTCTGCTTGTTCCTCTGCTTGTTCCTCTGCTTGTTCCTCTTCTAATGATGCTTTCTCCATATCTAATGATGCTTTCTCCATTTCTAATGATGCCTTCTCCATATCTAATGATGCCTTCTCCATATCTAATGAGGGCTTATCCTCCTCTAATTGTTCAGATTTTGATAAAGGTTTGGTCAAAGTTGTAGGTAAAATACCTTTTATTTTAGTTGGAATTTGTGTTTGCGCCCCTTTTGTTTTTAAAACAATTAATTTACCAGTCTTCGGTTTACTAACAATTTTTGGTTTAGGAATTTCTTCATCGCCAATATTTATAACAGGGGCATAAGAGAGAGACATATTAGGATTTATAATATCATATGATGTAGAATCGGTATAAATAGTATTTAATGGTACTAAATCGGTAAAATAGTCTTGATTTAATAAAGATTGAATAATTATAAGCTCATCATCTCTTAAATTATATTTTGTATCAGAAAATGATAAGAAAGATTGAGGGTCAAACATAAAATTTTGGATTCTATTGTACCGTATTAATTCATCTGCTAACTTAGTAAAATACTGAGTTTCATTATCACTTCCTGTTAATAAATTATCTTTTGGAACTAGTAAACTACAATTATCACCTTCACTAAGTAAACAATAGTTAGATAAAATACACTGTTCTTTATCTTTAATTATACATGATGAAATTTGGTCTATTTTTTCTAATAAAGTGTCATTATAAAGCGTAAATTTAATTGCATCTGTAGCTAAATCTTTTAATTTATCAGTAATTCCTTCTAATTTTTTAAAATAGATTAAATATTTATTATCTATGAGATTTTGGATTTGTTGTCTAATATCACTATTTTCATAATTTCCTAGTAATATTCTTATTGTATTTCTAAATAAATCATAAAAATTCTTTTCTAACTTTATATTTTTAATTAATTTAACTCTTTCGGTATCTTTACTATCTGATAAAATAGATTCTTGGTCTGCTACTAAAAATTCATCGTGATTGATTTCTTCTAATTCATCTAAACCAATATTAGGTTCAGGTATTACACTTACAAATTGATTTGTTTCTGTAATTATACCTACTATTAAATCATTATCAATTACTTTTAATCTTGGCTTTGATAGAATTTTTTTATCAGTATCAATACTCATTTCTTCTAAAAATAGTTTTGTATTAATATAAGATTTCCATTCAACATCGTCTATCCATATAATATCATTCCCTAGGTCAACGATTATACTAGAAGGATAACATGGTAAATAATATGTATCAGAATCTTCTTTTTTAACTAATAATGCAATTACTTTTCCATTATAATTTATCACTTGATTAACTATTATATAATCTGTTTCTCTTAAAATTTTAACTATTTCTGATAATACTAAATTTTGTTTAAATTTATAAACATCTGGCATGCTTGGTAAAGCTGCACAATTATTTTTAACAAGATTTTTTATACTAATAATAGATGATTTCAATTCGCTATTAATATTAGGGTCATTTAAATTAAATAAGCGATTCACTATTAATGATTTACCTTTATCGGTAAAAAGATAAATTGGTTCAAAATATTCATTATTCTTAACTAAAATAAGTGTACTTTTATTTATATCAAAAAACTCGCTTGAAAAGTGATTAGTAGGACAAATAATATTTATATTATCTGTTAAATCATTTTCTAACATTTCAAGAATCACTAAGTTAATTCCATTTGGAAATAATTTATCATTATTACTGCATACTAAATCCCATAAATAAGTATAATCAATTACTTCATTTTCTGATTTTAAATAATTTCTAAAATTAATATAAGCTGAAATTATATTTTTTAAGGCTTTTACTTGTAAACTATTTGAAAAATCAGTATTTTTATATAAAATACTGTCTTTATAATCTTCAACATCTACTTCCATATCTCTCTTTTTAAAAAGATTAATTAGTGTACCATTTTGTAATGTAGTAAAAAAATCTACATCAATACTATTATACAAAATTTCTTGCATTTCTTCTATTGATGGTATTTTACCTTTCATTATATCGCCATATATATCAGCTATACAAGCTATAAATGATTTATTTCTACTAAATTCTACACCTTGTCTTAATAAACATGGATAATTTAGTTTTAAACTAGTATTACTTGGTCCTATTTGACATTTTTGATTATCTGTTTTAAGGAATCGCTGTAAAATTAATGGTAAAAATCCCATTCTTTTTGGTTGTAATGGAAATTTATCAGCGCCTTTAATATAATTATCAGGAACATCTTTAACCAATTTAATTTTAGATGGTTTTTCGTCTTTTTCTAAACACTGCTCTCTACGTTGTTGTTGTTCTTTACTATCCCACTGTTTAAAACAGCAAGGTAAACAATGACCAGATGGATGACTGTTGGATTTTAAAAATCCAGGATAGTGTTTTATGTATTCTCCATTTTTACCAATATGTTCTTGTGGAGCATTAAATTCAAAAATACTTGTATTTGGGGGTACAGATTTAATTGGTTTTCCATCTTTGCCTTTTAATGGTATTATATTACCATATTCACCTGATTCTACTTCTTCTTTTGTTAAACTTGTATTGTCTTTTAAACTCCAATATCTAGGACATATATACCAATGTTTCTCTCCACCTGGAATACCATAATGTATTGCATGTTCATAAGAACCAGGATGCTCAGTATCAATCCGTTCTTTTTCACTATCAGTGAGAATTACTGGTTGTCTTCTTACATTTGAAGGACAAATTCTATTATAACCTGTATATTTACCTTTTAAATCGTATGTAAAAAGTTTGGGTGCACGGCGCTTTAATCGGTCTTCAAATGGATTAGGGTTTGATAAAGACATTCCTGTTATATCTCTTTTTAACGACTTCCCTTCTGTTGTTATTTTTGGTTTTACAGTTAGTTTAATCGGTTGTTTAGGTTTTTCTGGTTTTTCTGGTTTTTCTGGTTCTTTTGGCTTTTCTGATTTTTCAGGTAATTCTATTTTAACACTTTTTTTGGGTTGTAGAGTTTTTAATACTATTTTTGAAGCTGTTTTTGTTGGTGGTTTATCCTCTTTTTTCTCTTCTATATCCTCCTCTAATTTTTCTTTCTCTTCTTCTAATTTTTCTTTATCCTGTTCTAATATTACAATTTCTTTTCCTATTCCTAAATCTTCCTTTACTTTATCTTCAAGTTCTAAAACATCTTCTAATGGTGGCATTTCTTCATCACTATCATCATCTTCTAATAGTTTTTCACTATCATCAATTTCTTCATCTTTACTCTCTTTTGATGAACTTGCAATTGATGACCCAAGAGAGATTTTAGGCGAGGTTTTAATAGATGAACCAATAGAGATAATACTTTCCTTTTTGGAACTATCAATCTTTTCATCATCGTCTTTATCTTGGTCATCATCTTCTGTATTTTTACTAGATTCTGGTGATTCAATAGTTGAACCAAGTGAGATTTTAGGAGAGCTGTTATTACTTGAATTAATGGAACTTTTAGGAGAGCGAGAGCTGTCAATAGTTGAACCAAGTGAGATTTTAGGAGAGCGAGAGCTATTATTACTTGAATTAATGGAACTTTTAGGAGAGCGAGAGCTGTCAATAGTTGAACCAAGTGAGATTTTAGGAGAATCATCAGGAGTATCTGCGCCGCCTTCTAAATCATCGTCATCGTCATCATCATCGTCTTCATCATCAGAAGCAAAAAATGTTTTTTGTAAACTTTCATCATAATCATCGTCTTCATCTTCTTCCTCGCCAATTACAACAGGTTTAGTTTTTTCAGCATCTTCTATATCTAATTCACTAACTTCATCTAATAATGATTTTGATGCTTCAATTTCATCAATAATTTGTTTTTCAATAATTTCTTTTTTAAGACATAACTCATTAATAGTTTCACTTGAAACCCTAGTAGATTCAGGATTTTGAGTAATACGTAAAATACTGTCAAGATAAACAGGTATAGTTAATAAATAATTTATATTATCAATTCCATTTACACTAATTTTTACTGTATTACTAAAACTTTCTAATTCCATTTTAGTTAAAAAGCCAGGGTTACTGCGACCTTTTACTTGTTTACTTTTATATAATGTTTTAACAACATCTGTAGCCCTTAAAACTTCTGCAACTCTAGAGCGGGCAGAACTTTCTGTCATGCTAAAATTATCAACTAGTCCTTGTATAATTATATCAGGAGTAATGTCTTCTTGTTTATATAAATCTAAAATATAGGCTTCTGTGCTGTCCATTTCAGAAAAATTAGTCACTCTTTTAAATCTCATTAATATACCTTTACGAAGGTCGCCTCTTTCAATATTGAAGAGAGAAGAAATACAACCGATATTATTACTTAGATTAATATTTTGTGTAATATCTATTGATAAGCCGTAGGTTAAATCTTGAACAATTACATCATTACTATTAATACTTGTAAATAAAGGCATTTGAAATCCAGATTGTTCTAATTTATTTTTTATAATATCAACAATAGGATTAACATTATCAATAATTAAAGTATCTATATCACTATTGGTTAAAGGATTACTTGTCTCTATACTTACATTAATTGAAGTGTCTGGATTAAATTTACAAATAATTGGAATTTTATTTCCATTAAATTCACTTACTATATAACAGGCAACACTTTTTGTAGTACCGATTGATTTCATTAATTTAAAAATTTTGGATTTATTAAGGAAAGGAATTTTAACACCTTTTGTAGATATTTTATCACTGTATAATCTGTATATATTTTCCATTTTTTTAGAAGGATTATATTTGATTAATGGAATTGATTTTTCTGCATGAATAGTTTTAAAAATAATATCAAGAGGAATCGTAAATTCCATTACCTTTTTAATAACTATATCAAGTTTTGTAATTCCCTTTGTAAGATAATTTAAATCACTGATTTTCTCTCTATAAATATTATTAAAAAGAGTAATATTATTATTATTTCTTAAAAAATTTGTATCTATCATCTCTTTAGATTTTGAAATTAACATCGGTGATTTTTCAAGTAATAAATTTTTTGAATCTATGTCTTCTTTGGATAAATATGGATAATATATTTTTAAAGTATCCACTTGTGATAATTCTTCAGCTATTACATAATCTAATACCTCATCTGCTGAACAATTATAAATAATATTTTTATGAATTTTATTTAGATGGTTAGATAGTAAAAGCGATTTATTATTAGTTTTAATAAAGTCATACATAAATTTTATATCATCATCATAAACTATAGCATTAAAAGGATTAACTATTATTGGATAAATTTCAGTATCATATGAAACAGTTTGACCTAATGGCGCGTTAATTAATAATTCTTCTTTTTCTAAACCAAGCTCCAAAATATCTGTAAAATCATAAATATCTTTGTTTGGAATAGTATCTAATAATTCAGGTTTATTAATATTTACTAAAAATTGTATAAATAAACTTTTAGTTAAAGTAACCTTACCATTTTGAGTAATATTATTATATATTTTAAAACTTGATAAATATTCTTTATATGAATAAAAAAGATATAATTCTTCAAAAGCAATTGAATTTACATTAATTATTTTCTTTTTTATAGTTTCTATTGTATCATCAATAAAAATAAAATCTTTATGATAGTAGACATCAATATTATTTTCTAAAATAGTAGAAATTTCTTCAGAATCAAAATAAAAATTAAAAATATCAGGTTCTGTTTTATGTAAATCTCTAATTTCTTTATCTATGTATTTATCATTTCCGGTAAAAACATCTATTTTGTAAATTATATTATTTTTTAAATGACATATTTTGAATATTTCTTCTGCCATATATAAAGTAATCTTATATTATTTTATATATTTATTTATTTAAACTTCATAAATCCAATTTTCTAATGATAAGGTTGATTCTTCTAGTTTAGATAATTCTTTTTCTTTCTCTTTATTACTATTTAAAACCTCATCACATTTGGTGTTAACACGATTTTTACAATCATTAATTAATTCAGTATAATCTAAATAACTTTGAACAATTTGATAGATTATACAAACATTAAAAGCGAGAGATAGAATATGTTCAAAATATGGGTTATTAATAAAAACTACTTTTGGTAAAAGTAGTTTTGGAATCTTATTAATAAATAATCCGGTAATTAATAGACAGATTAGTTTAATAATATAGCTGTATTGTTTAGTATATATTTCATTCCACATATTGTTAATTTTATTTACTAAATCTTTGCGATTATTTGAAATTTCAAAATAGCCTTTCTTTAATTCATTTAAGTTTGTTATAAGACCACGTAAATATCTTGTCCTAGTATCATATTTATCTTCTTCATCTTCTTTTTCATCAATAATTGTTTTTAGTTTATAAACCTCGTTAGTTAAATCTTTTACTTGTTGTTGCAAATCTAGATTATTAACAATAATATATTCACGAAAGCAACTATATTTATCAACTTCGCCTACACCACCAGGCTTTGTAATATGAATATTAATTGGTTGCTCTTTGCAGGATGTAGGAGAAGTCATAGTTTAATAAAGGCAATAATAAAATTATTATAGAAATCAATTTTTATTTAAAAATATTTAAAATTATAAAAATAAAAATAATAAAAATAAAATAGATGACAAATTTTAATGTTATAGTTGCAATAGATATTAAACGTGGTATAGGGAAAGATAATAAATTACCATGGTATATACCAGATGATTTAAAATATTTTTCAAAACTTACAAGAGGTAATGGGAATAATGCAGTAATTATGGGAAAAAATACCTGGAATAGTTTACCAAAAAAGCCATTAAATGGAAGAGACAATCTTATTCTCTCTACTACATTACAACTAGAAGAGAATTCAATAAAAAATAATTATGTAAAAAGTTTTAATAGTATGGATAGTGTAATAGATTTTTGTAATATAAATCTTTATGAGGAGGTTTGGATAATAGGAGGCAGTGAAATATATAATCAATTTATAAATTCTAAAATAATAGAAAAAATATATGCTACATTAATACATAGTAAGTTTGATTGTGATACATTTTTTCCAAAAACAGATAAGTGGAATGTGATAAGTAAAAAAGATAAAATTGTAAATGATAGAAAAATATCTTATGTAATTTATGAGAGAAATAATGATTTTTAGATGATAAATTATGATAAATTATTATAAAAATAAATTATTTTGTTAATATAAATATTTCATTACCACAATCATGAAAGTTATTAATTAATTTTAATCCAGTTTTTTTAAATAGACCTTTTATTTCATCTATTTTAAAAATATAATAATATCTTTCATATATAGTTCCATAGTTATTCCATAGAACAATATTATCACCATATTTATCAAATGTTCTTCGTGTTTTTGCTGGTTGTTTTTTTGACCAGACAGAAAGTAATATTTTTCCATTATCTTTAATTAATCGTTTAAATTCTAAAAGAGCTTTTATTCTATTATCATAATTAGATAGTTGATGAAATACAGCAATACATATTATTGCATCAGCCGAATTGTTTTTTAGAGGAATATTAGTAATATTAGCTTCTATAACATCTAAATTTTTATTTTTACAAATTTTCAGAAAATTTTTGCAATTATCAACACCTATAAACTTTAAATCTTTATAAATCATGTTTCTTCCATTACCGCATCCTAAATCATAAATAATAGAATTATTTCTTTGTTTAGAGAGAAATTCTTCAATCCATGTCCATTTATAACTTCTTGTATTATCAAATTTATCTGCAATACTTTCATAAACATCTTTTACATATTTTTGTTCAGTTGTAGTTAAAGTTCTCATTAAAATATAGAGTAAATTATAGTAAATAATAGTTTACCAGTTAAATAGTCAATTTTATATATTGTTAAAATGTAAAATATATAAAATTTATAAAATATATAAAATATATAAAATTAATATAACAAATATTATTTTTATATTATAAAAATTGATTTAAATTTAAAAATACTCTTTAAGTATAAAAATGACTTCTCAATTAGTTGCTGTTTCACCTGAATATGTACTCAAATATGATGCTAAATTAGGTGAATTGAGAGATAGGACTTATCAAGAATTAACGCAAGAATATGGTAAAAAAAAATCTATTATTTGTCCTTGTCAAAAAAAGGAATACCTTATTACTTCTCAGTGGTGTAAGCAACACTTTTCAACCAATACACATACTAATTGGAAAGTGTTACAGCAAAAAGAATATATTAAAATACATGGACACTGTGCATCAGCTGAAGAAGTAGTTGAGATTCAAGGAAAAGAATTAAGAGAGAGAAAAAAGGAATATTATTTAAAAAATCAAGAGTTAGAACAATTACAATTAAAATATAATGAATTAGAAAGCCGATATGATACTATAGAAGGAGAAAATTATAATCTTAAATTAGAATTATCTGAATATGAAAATATGGATAATTTCCAAGAATGTCAATCGGTTGAAGAATTTGAAATGATTAAAAATGAGAATATCTCTTTACAAAAAGAACTAGAAAATAGGGATAAAGAATTAATAAAATTAATTAAAGAACGAGATTCTTTAAATACTGAATTATTCTTGTTAAAAAATAAGAAAATCAATTTAAAAGTAAAAAAGCCACCATTTAAATAATTATAGATTATAGATTTGTTTAATTAATCTTTAAAAATTTTCACCTTTGTAAAATTCTTTAAACCTTCTAGTTCTTTTAATTCGTCTTTCCTTGGAATTTTTTTAATATATTTAAGATTTTTTATTTTAGTAGAATAGGAAACAGGATAAACAGTAATTCCATTTAGGTTTAGATTAAATGATAACATTAAAATTGTATAACAAATAAGCGAAACCATTAATATTATTATAATACTAATTTATGTTTAATAATTTTTTACAATATATTAATTATTAATTATAAATTATAAATTATAAATTATTAATTATTATTATTTATCATAATAAGGATTATCTGTTATAGGCATTCCACAATACTCAGTATTATTATTCTTATAATCAATTGGTTTATATAATTTTGCTTTTTCAGCTTGAACTAATAAAAATTTAAAGTTATCCCAAAATTCAGGTGTATGACCAACACTTATAGTACATACATGTGCTAACTCATGGATAGCAACAAAAGTTAATGTATTAACATCAATAAGATTACTAGTACCTTTTCTTTTTTTATCTAAACAAAAGGCTAATTTCTCTCCTTTATTTTCACTATAAGCAGTATATTCACTAGTTGGCAATGTTTCAACTACTTTTTTTGGATTAAATTTTTCTTTTAAACGTTTACACCTTTCATCATTAGGATTTTCACTATTACAATATTCTACCAAATTTATTAAACGTTTATTAACTTCAGCTAATCTATCTGCAGCAGCTTCAAGCTTATTTCTCTCTCTAACACAATACTTTCTTCCATCTACATCGCTTACAATACATTTTAACTGAAATAAATCCGAATTTTTATACATTCTATAAGAAATAATTATGATAAGAATAATTAAAATAATAGTTAAAAAATCAACATCTAATTTCATAATATATAATATATACTATAACTATATTATATATTTATCACTAAATTATTGTTGACCGCAACCTAATTCTAATGGAACACGCATTAAATCAGGCTCAATTGTGCTATTTAACCAGGGGCTAACCTGATTTCTGGGATTTGGTGGTTCTGATCTAAGTTGGAGATTCGCATTACGGAGTGTTCCGCCAACTGTGTCAATTCCTGATAATTGACCAGCTTTTAAAAGGTTAATATTTGCTAATTCACCTTGACCAGTGGGTTGTCCAACAGCAAAATTGCTATTTGGGTCGTTGGGTAATAAGTCGCTTGGGTTAGCAACTTGCTGGTTCATGCATGATTGAGGAACACCGGATGTTACTGTATTCATGCCAGCAGCAGATGCAGGCTGAGAGTTTAATCCAGCAGGCATGGCAGGTGATACCCCAGCTACTGGAGGTGGAGTTGGATGTGAGCTACTATCAGACTTGGCATCACCATGTTTATTGGTCATAGGGGAGAAGCTCATTCCTTTTTGATTATTATATAAAAATACAACTACACCAAGAAATGCTAATATTGCTAGAATCATACATAACTGACGATTTTTAAGCAATTTGTTAATCTCTGTTCGGAAACTCATATATATAAAATGAATAATAAAATATTTTAAATTATTTTATTATTTTTCCTAAATTCATAAACGTTTAACCTTCAAAATCTGAAAAATTACTTAATTCATCATCAGAATTTAATAAATCATCTAGATTATATTTTAATTTAATCTTTTTTGCTTCTAAATGTGCTTCTATTGCTGCCTGCTTAATTTGTTTAGCCTTATCATAGGCTGCTTTATATATTTCATAATAGACTTCATTTGGATGTTTTAAAGAAATATTATCAGATTCTTCAATTGTATCTACATCTAAATCTATTTCATGTAAATTATCATCGCTATTTTTAATTTCTTTAATTTCTTTAAGTTCATTTTGAATTTCAAAATTTATACTTTTGCTATCTTTGCTATCTTTGCTATCTTTGCTATCTTTGCTATCTTTGCTATCTTTGCTATCTTTGCTATCTTTATCTTTTTCTAAAGTATCTACTTGTCTTTCTCTATTAGTAGATTCAGAATTAATTACAGATTTTTTTAAAGATTCATTTTTATTTAAGTCTATATCATTATTTTCTAAAGATTCTAATTTATCTAAAGTTTCTAAATTATTTGAATCATTTTGAGTTGTTGTTTTTTCTAAATTTCCTGATTGACTTTTAATTAAACAATTTTTCTTGATATTATCTTCCAAACTTAAAATCATTATTTGTCTAACATTTATTTCTATTTGAAAACTCTTTGAAGAAAATTTAATACCTTCTATATGCACTAAAGGAATAAATTGTGTCTTTTCTGTTACACTATTTTGATCTAAAATTCTTTCATTTTCATCATATATTAAACATCCTTCTTGTCTAATATGTTTTGATGTAGGTATATGAGTTCTAACTATTAAATATTTTCCTGACCTAAAAGGTTTAATAGGACTAATAAAAATGTTTTCAATATCTTCTTCTAACATTTCTGTTTCAAACCATAATTCACTTTTTTGAAATAACAGTTCACGACATTTTATTTCTAAATTTTCCATCCAGGTTAATAGGTCTTTTTCAAAATAATTAAATTGTAAATCTATGTACGAACGTTTATTGCTACTATTTTTAACTATTCCATTTTTACTTACACACTGTGGTAATTGAACATATAATGGCAATCCTTTGTTTCCATGTTTTAATTTTGTAAAAACACAACCACCATGTAACGGAGCAGGATTATCTAAACTAATTTGGCTAAAATCAAAAGAATCATTTGGGGTAATTATATTATCCATTATAGGATAATATAGAAAATATACTATTTATTAACACGCAAAAAATTTAAAAAAAAATTATTTATAATTAATAAATGAAAGATAAATTTATAGCTGAATGTATTGCACTTTTTCAAAAAGAAGAAATTAAAAATAATATAAAGGATATAATAGACCCTATAATTAAACCTATTATTAATAATTTATTAAAAGAGATTAATCCTTTTATTTACTTATCATTAGTATTTGTATTTATAAGTTTTCTATTACATTTAGGAATTTTTTTAATGTTAGTTCGTACAAAATTTTATACTAAAGTACATTAATTTTCTAATATTTATTTATTATATAATGAAAAAATCACGTAAACTAAAAGGTGGTAAAAGTAGTCTTTGTAAACATTTTAATATAGGATGTCATAATAAACATCATCATCATCATCATGGTGGTGGAACAACTGTAAACCATAAACTTTCACCTAATAAATATGATAATTCTATTAAGCATCCAGAATTAGATAAACAAGCAGATTTTTATTTACCCAGAGGGAGAGACCCTGCCGCACCTGATTTATTTAATGGAGGAAAAAAAAGTAGAAAATTAAATGGAGGATTATCCTCACAATTAATTCCCCTTGGTCTTTTAACAGGTGTATTAGCTTCACGTAAAAAAAGAAAATATAAAAAAAGAAAAACTAAAAGAAAAAATAAACAAAAACAAGTAAAACTTCCTATTCAACAGATTAGACTTCCTGTTAAATTACCTATTAGTAGACCTA